AAGATCATTAAATTCTGATAAAGAATATAATTTACTATAAGTTTCTTCTAATGCTGCTTCATCACCACCATGTAATTGTGATACTGGTGAGAACTCTGATTTATCATAGTTAACCCAACCATCAACTTTTCTAATTTTGATTTTAAAGTCAGCGCCTTCCCAAAAATCAAATGGATTTACTGGTTGTTCATCAGCAAAGTTTGGTTGCATAGCATCCATGATTTTATCAAAGATTCTTTTACCAAATTTGTATAAGAATACTTTACCTTCGTTTTGTGGGTTTTCAGGATCAGATATAACTAAAACATTACTAACATAATGTAGTCTTCTTTTCCTTTCTCTCGCTAACGCTTTATCTTCATCACGACCTGAATTCCAAAGAATCGTATTTGATTCTGAAACTGGATCGGGTTGTCCAATAGATGTTAATGAGTTTTCAATGTACCATTGACCATTAGGACCTTTGAATCCGTGGTCCCAGTATCTTACCCAAGGAAGATCTTCACCTTCTTTGGCAGGTAAGAATCTGATTACCGCGTAACCGTTTCCTGCTTTGTCTCTGGTTGGTTTCCAAATACGGTTATCTTCATAAGAAGTTGTTTCCGTTTTTGGGGTTGATACTGCTTCCGCAGCTTTAACGAGTTTGTCGATAGACGAGCCTCGCGAGCTCTTCAGATTTTGAAATGACATTTATATTTTCCTCCGTATCTCGTATTGTCTGAATTATCCACTTTACTCATAATATAATACTGTATATTATACCACATTATGCGGTATTTGTAAACCCTTTCTTGACAATGTTTAAACATTTAACATGATCGAATTTAACGAACGGGCTATATTTCCTGATCTTCCTCGAGATATCTGGCCAAATAATTGTCTCAGTTATCTTTTTAGATTCACGTTCCATAAACCCTATTATTGAATCGAGAATAATTACAGTTTCTAAATGTATCTCTTCTCTCATCAGTAATTTGATTATGATAGGATGGGTTTGTTCAACTACAAAAAGTTTATCAAACTCTATATCCATATCTACTAATTTATTTATATCTTTTTGAAACTCACGTGTTAGTGATTCCATAACCTTTTTATGTCGTGTATAATTAGATTCACCTTCTTCATTAATCATATCACCGACATAAGAAACCCCATTTTTAAAATTAGCAACATAATAATCTAATAAGTTATCACCATAATTCTTAGCTAACTTTGCAAAGAAGAACTTATCTTTTCTTGCAAAGAATGATTGGGGTTTTATATTAGATTTAAAATTATATTTAATTGCATCGTATGAATCTTGCTCAAAATGTAATTTGAGTGCATTGTATAATTTATAAGATTCAAACGGATCCACTTATTCTTGATTATGCCTAGGGTCTTGCTGTTGCTCAATCATTTTTTTCAACTCTTCTTCCGTGTATCTCGGCGTTTGCTGTTGCATTGGTTGTGCCATATCTTCTCCTTTTAAAATTTGCCATTACCATTATTATTTCCTGAATCGTATTCTTTCAGGGCTTTCCAATATTCTCTTAGTTTTACTTTAACTTTATACCAAAATATATTCATTCCGCGGGGATTAGAATTCTCGCCTATCATTGCAAGAATACATAAAAATAGTGTTGTGTACAATATAAAGTCTGTCATATCTCCTTATATGATTACAGAGGTAATTTGTTTCCTTTACCTCCGCGAATTAAATTTAACCCAGAAGCTTCTGCTTCTAGTTTTTCTTTTAATGAATCTGATAATAATTTTTTAATATTACCATAATCCATTCCCCTTTGTTGTATTATATAAGTCATCGCATCAATGTAACTCATATTTTGATTAACAACTAATTCTTCTACCGCTGTAGAAAATCTTTTCTTAGTCATAATCTTTTCTTTTAATATATCCATTTATATTACTCTCATTAAAACACAGTCCTTATTTATACGTCCTGTTGGTTGATAAATCTTTGTTGTTAATCCTTTCCATATTTTCTTTATTTGGAATTCTGATTTGTTTAGAATCTGTGGAAGTATTTCATCTGGCTTTCTTAACTTAGTTACTTTACTTAATTTAGGATCAAAGTTCTTAATTGTAGAACCAGATATCTCGAATCCAGATCCTGTATCTGTAAAGAATTCTGTTAGTTTACCTTGTTTAGTATTGTACATCCATAGCTTAGTTCTGCCTGGTATTAATATAGGATCAATAGATGTTAGTTTAGATTCTATAGATTCTTTCATATAATTTAACTTAGATACTTGTTGTTCATTAGTCCTAGGAGCACGTACACGCGCCTTACGCGTCGCTTTAAAGCTATCTTTAAGTTTATCTAGGTCAGAAAAAACATTGTCGTATACGTTCAGCATTTTCTTCTTATCACCTTTCTTAATATGTGAATAAGCTTCTTTTGCTTGATCGCACTTATTTTCATAAGCATCTTTTAGTACTAGATAATCATCATGAAGCATATCTCTAAAAATAGTAATAGCATTACCTTTTAATCCATAGTTTTTAAATAAAGAAAAACAATCAAATTTAACTTTAAAATTACCATCTAGCCATTCTTCTATTACTTCATCATCCCAAGAAGTATAAATTGTTTCTTGTACTTTTGTTTTTGTTCTTTCTTGTATGCTGGGTAATTTAGGTTTTTCTTTTATAGCTTCTACTCTTTTCTCTTCTAACTTAGAAGCAATCTCAAATAGTTCGTTTGCAATCTCATGGTATTTTTGTATTACTGTTGGGGAATAAACATAACCTCTAGACCAAACTACTGCGATGTTTCCGATTCTTCTAATTTTCCAATCAGGTAATCTGCAAAAGACTTTAATCTTATCGTCGTTCCAACCTTCTACTTCTTTTAAATAATCCATTGCAAATGGAATATAATCTTTATTATCATAAAAATAATTATACCAACCAGAAGCCTTAGACCAAAGTGATCCGACCTTTCCGTCTTCTTGTTCTTTTAAACAATCTTCTTTTTGGTCTTCAGTAAAGATAGGTTCTGGACCCATCATTTTAGCATCGAGTGAAACCCGATCCTTTCTCATCGCGATACGTTTTTTATTTATCTTTTTAAGTGCCATATTAATTAAGCGGGGCAGAGGTCCATTTTGATATAAGGAGTTAAGACGAACGTGCCCCTAAATTGTTTATCTTCGCATCTTTGCAATATCTTTTGCATGCTCCTTGTCAGATTCGAAGATCGGTACTGCATTTGATTTATGCATCGTAGCAATACCAATAAGTTTTCTTTCTCCAGTATATTGCATAGGTTCTTTTTTAAGAGAAAGATCTTTTTTAAGACTTTTTAATCTATTTAGAAAGTCTTCTTTATCTTTTTGTCTTTGCTCTGCTCTTAAACGAGCTTCTTCTGCTTTTACAGGATCTATTTTTACCTTAGTAAAATTTATTGCGGGATTTTTCTTTTTAACAGGATTAGCGCAATGATTTTTTCTTTTTCTTCCTGTGTGGTCGTATCTTAACGAACCAGTGTAAAATGTAGTATATGCCATAGTATGTATTATATCAAATTTTTTAAACTTTGTAAACCCCCTAATTTGAATTAATTAAATATTTATCTAATAAGTCATCTCCAGTTAAAGCTAACCCAAATGTACAAACAAGCTTATCATCTCTTGTTCTTTCTATTAATCCATTATTAAATGTTGTATCTGTCACAGGACCGTTCCTTAAAAGCTCTGCTTTACTTTCTGCTGTTTCATACCACATAGATGTTATTGAATGAATGTGAATATCTCTTATACCCGTTGCCCATTCTTCTGCTTCTAAAAGCAATCTTTGTTTTTCTACTTTTTCACTATATTGTCCCATCTAATTTATCCTCCACGATTTTTAAAATAGTTTTTTCTTTGTACCATAAACCAGAGAATAACGAGGTTTCTCCATTTCCCCAATCAACATGATACCTTTTATATCCGAAAGGTCTATCGTAAAATATCCTAACATCACCATAATTTTTTAACAATACTCTCATATTAATCCCATGTAACTAAATAAAAGAATCATATACATTGAAGTAAATATTGATATAACCGTACTTATATATCCCATTACCATTCTCCATCTGCAAATTTGTTAGCATTATATGCATCCATATAAGAACTACTTTCTAAATATCTTTCAGTATCTTTATCTGAATAATACATATTTTCTTCTCTAAAACAATCTAAAGAACCTGGTGATTCTTTACCAGCTTTTTTAACTTGTTGTGTTAATTTTTTGTGTAGTTTCATTTCTTCTTTTTTAGCTGCTTTACGTGCATCTAATCTTCGAATCGAAGCTTGAAATTCTGCTTCTTCTTCTCTTTTCTTTTTAGCTTTTTCAGCTGCAGCTTTTATTAAATCTAATCTATTTGCTGACATATTTTTCTATCTCCTTTAATTTGTCTTGTACTTCTTCCCAAGTAAGATAACCTTTTACAGCATCATCACCAGTGAATGGGTTATTATACCACATTTCTCCGTATTTGAAAACCCCTAATTCCCATAAACCATCTTTTCCACCATAACTACTTGGTGTCATAATAACAGAAGCCCTAATGCCTTTGCAAAAGAATGAACCATCGCTATTATAATAGTCGAATTCGTATACGTATTGTATACCTTCGTTATAAAAATTTAATTCTTTATGTTTAATCATTCCAGTTATATTCCGGGGTAACTTGTCCATTTATAATTTCTTGTATAAAGTCGACTGCTTCAAATGATTTACCACCAATGTGCCAATCGTATTCTTCAGTTGGTGTACCACCAGTTTTCCAATTGTAAACGGTTGCTTTAACATATTCATAATCTCTATCGCCCCATTGGTCAGTAAAATAAACTTTACCATCAATAACCCATTCCATCTGAGTTTTTTCGTATGGGTCTCCTGTAGTAAACGTTGGTTTACCAAAAAGATTTTCTAATGTACTATAAGTTGTACTAACATTGCCTTGGTAACTAGTACCATTTACACATTCGAAATCATTTGCGATTTCATATTCTATATTTTCTGCTAATAT